GAGTGGCTGAACACCCGCTGCACGCGCGCATTGTAGCCCCGGCCCGCGTTCCCGGACCCGGCGGGACTTCTTGGCCGCGCCCGTCCGGCGCGCGCTAGATGCATCTCGCGCTCGCGAGCGCTAGCCCTCGAGCCGACCTTCGCCCGCGGGGCAGCCTGGCCTCGCAGGGCGGCCCGCGCAGGGCGCACCCGAGCCCGCAGGGCGCACCCGAGCCTAGGCCCAGGTGCGTGGGCGTGGGGCACGACCCGCGCGTGACGGAACCTTGTAGAACCGTCACAGCCGAGCCTAGGCCCAGGTGCGTGGGCGTGCCTAGGCCCAGGTGCGTGGGCGTGGGGCGCTCCATGCCTAGGCAGGGGCGGGGGGAGCGGGCGACCCCAAAGCGCGGGAGGTACACACGGGTGGCGTAGCTGGAGTCCCACGTCCGGGTTCCCTCGGTCGACCCCCCTTGACACCAAGGCGTCAAGGCGTCAAGATCGGCCGCTGATGTACCTCCCGCCGAGCTACGAAGACGGGCTCATCATCGTGACCCGCGGGCCGCTGCCGCTCCTGCGGCCGGCGCTCGCGGCGCTCCGCGCCGACAGGGTCGAGGTCGTGATCCTCGCTCCGCTGGAGAGAACCGTCCCGCTCCCGACCTGGGCGCACTTCGCCGGGGAGGCCGCCCCCGGGGTCGCCTCGATCGGCCGGGTGCTCCGGCTCGGAGAGCTGCTCCGCCAGGGGTGCTGGGGGGATCCCCGTGGGAGCCGGGAGGACCCGCTCTGTCTCCCCGTGCGCACGTGCGCCACGGGGCTCTTCCCGGCGGCGGACTCGCTCCGGGTCCGCCTCCAGTGGACGCACCTCATGGCGGCGAGACCGGGCTGCATCAAGGAGGTGTTCCCGGCCCTGATCGCCGGCCCGCTCGAGGAGCGCATCCTGCTCTCCGGCGCGGTCGAGGGCTTCGAGCCGGCCGTGCGGCCTCCGGCGCAGGCGCGCCCGTGACCGAGCGTCTCCGCTCGACGGAGTGCGTGGTGGCGGCGCTCGCCGGCATCGCCGGCTACGTGATCGCGACCTGCGCGGCGGGGCTGTGGATCGCTGGCGGCTCGCCGCTGGCCCACGACGAGCGCTCCCTCGCGCACGTCGTGAGAGACGAGGGCCTCGAGGTTCCCCCGCGCGGGGCGGGCGGCGTCGGCATCCTCGTCGTGTGTCGCGGCGACGGGGAGCCCCCGATCGCGCTCTTCAACTCCTTCGACGGCGACCTCGTCCTGTGCCCCGGCGACGAGCGCTGCCCCTCGGATCGCACCGGCCTCCTCGAGGGCTTCGAGGTGGCCCCTTGAGCAGCGGCGAGACCAAGAAGCGCGCGCTCGTGTGCGGAGGTCGCCGCTGGGGGTGGACGCGGCCGCAGCGGCGCGCCATCGAGCGCGTCCTCGACGGCGTGCTCGCGATGTACGGCCACGTCGTGATCGTTCACGGAGACTCCAAAGGAGTCGACACCATCGCGAGACAGTGGGCCGAGAGTCGCGGCGTCGAGCACGAGCCCCATCCCGCCGAGTGGGGCAAGTGCGGTCTCGGCGCGGGACCAATCCGCAACGAGGAGATGGTGAGAAGCGGCATCTCCATCTGCATCGCCTTCCCCGGCGGCAAGGGCACGGCGGAGATGGTCCGGCGCGCCCAGCGCACCGCCGGAGTGGCGGTGGTGGACTTGCGCGACCAGGCCCGCGCCGCCCGAGCGGCGCGCCGAGGCGGCCGAGGAGGAGAAGGCGTGACTAAGCCGGTGTGCGTGGTGTGCCAGAAGCGCCCCGCGGCGGTTCCCGACCGCAACAAACCCGGATCACGACGCCGAGAGGTGTGCCGCGAGTGCCATGCGAACCGCCTGATGGGCGACTTGCAGAGCATCGTGCGGCAGCGCAAGGAGCCGAAGCCACGGACGAAGCCTCTGCCGCGCGAAGGCGTTTGTTGCTCGTGCGGCTACGCCGACGCGGAAGAAATCGACTGCCCTGCGCGAGAGGGCCGAACGCACTGCGCACATTGGTGGGACGGCCCGCCCGAATCCGACGGAGATGAGCGATGACTGCGGACGCGCTGAACGCCGGACGCTGCGACCGCCGCTCGTGTTCGACATGGGAGAAGAGGAGCCCGATGCCGACCGTTGAGCAGGCCATCGCGCGGCTGCGGGAGACAGTAAGGCACTCAACGGAGGGGAGTCCATGGACTTCATGGAGAAGGTCTTGTTCACGCTGATCTTCGTGCTCGGCGTCGCGCTGGTGGCGGTCCAGCTGTGGGCGCCGAGGGATCGGCCGCCCGCCATCGTCGGTGACGCAGCGGACTGCCGAGCGGCCTACGAGGACGGGTTCAGCGACGCCGTCGAGTTCTCGGCGTGCGTCCTGGTGTCGGACACGCCCGAGCAGGCTTCGGCGTGCCAGGAGTCCGCACTGGAGAAGGTGCGAGCGCGCCGCCAGTAGAGGGCGCGGTCGCGGGAGGGGTACATGCAGGAGGGTAGAGAGAGCCGCAAGCTCGATGACTGGATGGCGCGCATGTGGCGGTACCGTATCATCAACTACCTCGACAAGATGGGTCACGAGCAGCGCGAGGCCGCCTTGCGCGAGATCGCGGCCAGATACGGTCCCGTGGCCTTCGTGCGTGGATCGACGACCTCGAAGGAGGCGGCGGAGCGGATCCGACCTGTGCGCGGGCGGATGCACGAGGCGATCATGGCGGCCATCACCAGGCGCGGCCCCATGTCGGACCGGGAGCTGGAGGCGGCGCTGGGCCTGAAGCACCAGACCTGCTCTGCGCGACGCCGAGAGCTGGTTCTCGCGGGGCACCTCGTGGCGGTGTCCAAGCGCCACGGCTCTACGGTGTGGGGGCCGAAGAATGCCTAGCTCGGGGGACTTCATCGGCGCGCGCAAGATGAAGGAGCAGGCGAAGAAGCTGAACGCGGAGCTGTCCGTGGCGAGGCGCCGGCGAGAGAGGCTCAAGTACATGGTGTCTCACCCGCCCGATTTGCTCGGCGCGGCAGCCTACGAGGCGCTGAAGCACCAGCTCGCCGAGGCGACCCGAGAGGTGGCCGAGATCGAGGGCCGGATCCTCGACTTGCAGCGGGAGGCGGTATCGCTGCCGTGGTGAGCAAGGCCAGTGACGCGAGCGGGAAGAGGGCACGCGATCCGGTGCGCGTGCGCTTCCCCGCTCGCGTCACCCCCGAGATGCACGCCGAGCTTCGTGCCATCTCCTACCTGCTCGGGGTCTCCCTCAACGAGATCGTGGTGTTCGCCCTGAAGCGGTGGCTCCAGGATGCGTACCGCGAGCGTCCGAATCTGCGCGACGCGGTGAATCGGCTGATCGTGCGCAGCGACGAGGCGTAGGAGGCGCCGCGTTGCGCCCTCACGAGTGGAAGCGCGGGAAGAAGCTCCCGCACGCAGGCCCCGTGCTCGGGACGAGGCGCCTGATAGACCAGCTCATGCAGCGCCTCCCTGGCCTCGAGGAGGGCCTCGCCAGGGACTACGTCTACTCGACCTTCGACGTGATGCGCGAGGCGCTCCTGGCCGGAGAGAAGGTCTCGATCCGCGGCTTCGCCGTGTGGTACCCGAAGGGCATGCCCCGCAAGGACGGCAGGCATCGCAACCGCCAGCACGGACGCGGGGTGACGTGCCGCACCAGTCACGCGCTGCGCCTGGCGGTGGATCCGACCCATGCGCAGAGCACCTACTACACCCGGTGGCGCGGGCGTCGCGCTCGAGACCTGGCCGCGCTATGCCTAGGCGCGTGTCTGGCCTTGGGGGTGGGGCCAACGCCTACGTTCCCGCTGGAACGGACGGCATCGAGTTCTGGGTCGCCGGCAGACGCCGGATGGTGGCGCTTGCTCTGTGGAAAGCGCTGGAGGGCCCTCTCCCCCCTCCCGGCTTCGTATGCGACGGCTGCTCTCGGTCGCCTGATACCTGGCGAGGGCTGCCCGTCTGGGTGGCGTGTCTCGCGCACGACTTCCATTTCCGGCACTACGAAATCCTCTGGGTGACCTACGCGCGGTCGAACGCGATCCTGCGTCGCAACGTCCGCCGCGTGCTTCTGGCGACCGGCCCCCCGGAGCGGCGCAGCCGCTTCCTGCCGTGGCGAGCCGAGGCGGAGATCGTCGCCTGGGGCTACTACCTAGGCGTCGTAGCCGGCGGCCGACTCGCGTGGCTGCGCTGGCGCTGGAGGAATCGTGCGGACGCTGACGGCGGCCGAGTACCGAGCGCTGCTTGCGAGGCCGGCTGCCCTGGCTGCCGGGCGGCATCGGCCCGGGAAGATGAACCGGCTCGAGGAAGCCTACGCGAGCTACCTGGAGCAGCTTCGACGCGGGGGAGCCATCGCGGCCTGGAAGTTCGAGCCGATGCGCCTGTGCCTGGCGCCGCGGTGCAGCTACACACCGGACTTCTTGGTGGTCGCCTCGGAGGCGCCGCAGGTGTGCTTGGACGATGTCAAAGGCTACTGGCGCGACGACGCGCGGGTTAAGATCAGGGTCGCGGCAGCGCAGTTCCCGTGGTTCAGATTCCGGGGCGTCACGCGCTCGAAGGGCGGGCTCTGGACGTTCGAGGTGTTCCGGCCGTGAGCGGCGAGCACGAACCCGACGACGAGCCGCAGCCGATGCGGGCGATCCCCATGGCGTCGACTTCGCGGCCCGGTCTAGGCAGCGTGCGGATGTGCAGGCTCCCGAAGGGGGCGATCGTCTACCGCATCGAGCGAGGTCCGGACGTGAAGCTGCGCGAGGTCGCGCGGACCCTCTCGCATGACGTCGCGATCTTCGTGCGCGAGGGCTTCCTTGGGAGCGCGTAGGCAGGGCGACGTCGTCTCCGCGTTCCGGCGCGAGGACCTGCCGAAGGCGCCCAGACTCGACCGCGCCCTCACGCAGGACGACTTCGTGAAGAAGGCGCGCGAGCGCATCTGGGCGATGCTGCACGCGAAGAACGTGGTCTCGGTCAAGCTGGAGTCTCTCCAGGGCGGAGCCGGCGTCGATGAGCTGAACGCGATGTTCGGGGAGGGCAATTGGCTCGAGCATCGCGGGCGGCTCTACTACAAGCTGGACAACGCGGAAGCGCAGATTGCGGCGGCGCGAGAAGTCCTCTCGCGCGCCGAGCCCCAGCTCAACCGCACCGACCCGAACATGAGCCGCACCTTCAAGGTGTTCAGGCTCGATCCGAGCAAGCACGGCGACGCGGTCGGCGTCGAGGAGATCGCCTCGAGCGAGATCCGGCCGGCCGAGCTGCCCGCCGGGTCGACGCTCGACGTCGAGGCCGAGGGTTCCTAGGTGTCGCAGCCGGTCTCGGCCAATGCGCTGGGTCTCGAGCTGGGGCCGGGCGAGCTGTTCTACCAGCTACCTAGGTTCCTGAAGACCCAGCAGTCCTTCCGCGAGCTGATCGCGAGAGGCGACCCCGACAACCCCTCGGCGATCTGCATCCACGGCTACTTCGGCGGGTGGGGCTCCGGCAAGACCACGATCGGGAAGTGGATCGTGTTCGACTCGATGGTGTGTTACGCGGGGATCAAGGTGCTCGTCGTGCGAGACACCTTCTCCAGCCTGAACCTAACCACGAAGCAGGAACTTCTGCATCGCATGGTCGAGGGCGACCCCGCGGGCCGCAACATCGCGGACCTCATGAAGGAGTCATGGAACGAGCAGCGCCAGACCTTCACGATCCGCAACGGCTCTCAGTGTACCTTCGGCGGCCTCGATCGCGTCGAGAAGTGGGGCTCTACAGAGTTCGGGATGATCTACGTCGACGAGGCGAGCTTGATCGGGGAGCAGGACATCCCGTTCTTGCTGAGCCGACTGCGGCAGCCGGCGCCGAAGTGCCGAAGCTGCCTAGGCTCTCGCTGCGCGCTGTGCGGGAACACGGGACACGTCTGGGGGCCCGACTACCGCCGCGCGATCATCCTGACGTCGAACCACGTCTATACCGAGCACCACCTATACAAGGCGTTCGTCGGGACGCCGGATCAGCCGCGGAAGAAGAACCACTTCTACGTCGAGACCTCGAGCTACGAGAACGCGCCCGAGAACGGCGGCTTCCTGCCGCCCGGGTACCTCGAGTCGCTCGCGCAGTCGGGCGACGAGCGGATGGTCTCGGTCTACATGGGCGGCCAGTGGGGCGTCGTGCCGAAGGGCACGCCGGTCTACCAGTGGGTGCCTCGCAGCTCCGGCCGGCCGTGGCACGAACGCCCGTGCGAGTTCGACCCCTCGAGGCCGATCTGGCTGTCGTTCGACTTTGGGTATCGCTTCCCGTTCGTGACGTTCCACCAGCTCCAGGCTCGCGGTCGATGGCGCATCCTGCACGAGTTCACCATGCCCAGCTCGCGCACCGAAGAGCTGTGCTTCGGCGTGCAGGGCGTGCTGCGCGAGCGCTTCCCGAACGCACGGCTCGGGAGCGTGGTCTACGGGGATCCGGCCGGCCTCCAGAATCACTCGGAGGGGCAGAACGACGCGACCACAGTCGAGTCCGTGTTCCGCGTTCCGTTCAGGTGCGCTCCCTCGACCGAGGCGACGAAGCGCGGACGCCGCACCACGATTCAGAAGCGCCTGGCGCTCCAGGTCGAAGGTGAGCCGCTGCTCGCCGTCGATCCGCGCTACTGCCCTCGCCTGTGCGAGGCGTTCCGGGGGATGTACCGCTTCCCCGAGATGAAGCAGCGGTTCGAGACCGAGAACTACAAAGAGGAGCCGCTCGAAGAGCACCCCTTCTGCGACGTGATGCACTCGGTAGAATACTTCGCCCTCAACCACTTCAACGAGCAGAGCACGGAGGCGTTCCGTCGAGCGGCGGGGCAGGTCGTCGTGCCTAGGTTCAACTTCGGGGGATACGATGGCGGATGAGATCAAGGGGACTCCGGCCTCTCCCGGCACGTCGACGCCCTTCAGCTTCGCTCCCGCGAAGGATGTCGCTACCGAGCGCGCTTCCGCGCCGTTCCCCGATGTCGAGGCGGAGCGGCTCTGGATTGCGGGTCGCGTCGAAGCCATCGCGAACGCAGAGAAGGACCATCGCCTGCCGCACGAGCAGCGCTGGAAGCGCAACGAGCGGCTCATGAACAACGAGCACGACTGGCGAGGCAAGGCGACCTGGCAGTCGCAGATCGAGATTTCGAAGGTCCCGAACGCGGTGAACGCCCAGCTCGCGATCCTCAAGGGCGGACTGGTCCAGACGAAGGACTGGTTCGACATGGACGCGCGCGAAGGGACCGACCCGCTCGACCAGGCGCTCCTCGCGGACCTCAAGGATCTACTGCGAGCCGAGCTGGAGGAGCGCGACCCCTACACGCGGCGCGACTTCCTAGACGAGTGGCTACTCGCCCTCAAGGGAGGTCTCGTGAACTCGATGCTCGTGATGAAGTTCTACCCGGTGGAGGACCTTCGCCCCGTCCGCGTCTTCAAGATGGTCGACGTGGGTCGCGCGGAGGCGGAGGCGTGGGACGGCCTAGGCGCCCTCGAAGCCCAGGTCTACGGGCAGCCTCGCCTCGAGACGGGTGTCGCCGACGAGGCGACGCCGGAGTCGATGATGCGGTCACTCGCGCTCGCGGCGGGCCCGAGTCTCGCGGCTTCCGGAGAGCAGCCCACGCAGGCGCCGACGAACCCCTCACCCGCGGGCGCACCGCCTGCGCGCGGCATGACCAGCCGGATCGAGATGCGCAAGCAGGTGCGGATCGCGAAGGACGGAGTGCCGACGCGCGACTACTTCTGGGACTCGACCGGACGCAGGAAGTACGAGTTCCAGCGGATCCAGGGCGACCTAGACGAGCTGAACCGCATGACGACGGAAGCCGGCTACATCGAGTCGGCGGTCGCGCGCGTGAAGGCGAAGTGTTCGCCGAAGGTCCCCGAGAGCGAGATGAAGCGCGTGGAGGGCAGGCCGTCCGAGGCGGTCACGCTGCCCCCGCACCGGGTCGGCTGGGAGGGCTGGGAGTTCTACGGCGACATCCAGGGTCCGGACGGCGAGCTGCTTCGCCGCAACGCCACCATCACCGTGATCGAGGGCGTCGTGGTGCGCGACAAGGAGAACCCCTTCGACGACGGCTCGCCCTTCCGAGCATGCGCGCTCGAGCCGATGCACGACTCGACCTACGGCCGCGCGCCGCTCGAGAACGTGGCCGGCATCGCGCACTTCATCACCGAGCTGGCGAACGCGATCATCGACGCGACCACCTACGAGGTCCTGAAGATGTGGGAGATCGACGTCGAGATGCTCGACGCCGCCACCAATCTCCAGACCGGCGCGGCTCCCGGGAAGGTCTGGTGGAAGCGCGACAAGTTCGGCACCGGGAAGCCCCTGATTCAGCCGGTCGACACGGGGCGCGTTCCGGTCGGAGCGATCAACCTTCTCACCTGGGCGGATCGGCAGTTCCAGGAGGGGACCTCTGTGACCGAGATTTCGCATGGGCTCCAGCCGATCCGCGGATTCCCGACGGCGACCGAGATCAGCGCTCGCCAGCAGAACACGAACACGTCGTTCCGCGCGCTTGCGCAGTGGTGCGAGAAGGGGTCGCTCGAGCCCTGCCTCGAGGCAGTGTTCAACCGCATGATGCAGTTCAAGGTGTTCGCGGATGGCGGGCCTTCGTGGTGCTCGAAGGTGCTAGGTAAGGCTCGGGCCGAGCAGTTCTACCAGCGCCTCTACCAGCGCATTCAGGAAGACGACAGCTTCGAGGTCTCCATCGAGTTCCGCGTGCATGCGCTCAGCTCCATCCTAGCGCGCGCCTCGGAGACCGAGAGACTGGCGCGCATGCTCGAGGTGCTGCGCCAGTTCCCTGGCCTCGCGAACCGACTGAAGCTCGAGGTGCTCGCGAAGCGCGTGGTGGCGACGCTGGGCTACTCGGCCGAGGATCTTCTGCGCGATGAGGCCGAGCTGGGGGCGATCCAGCGCATGGAGATGGAGGCGATGGCCCGGCTCTCGGCGGCGGCCGGCCAGCAGCCGAACTCGCACACGAGCGCGGGGACGGCTGCCGCTGGTATCGTGACGCCGGCTGGCGCCTAGACACCTCACGGAGGGGCAGCGTATGGAGCAGATCCGCGAAGGAGACGGCAAGCGCAAGGGGCGCGCGGACGTGGTTCGCACGCCCACGAAGGAGCCCGGCGACAGCGCCCCGGTGAGGGGCGCGGAGAGCGCGGGCTTCACCGCGCACGCGGCGCCGCCGCGCGAGGATCCGTCCTCGGAGCGGCTGCATGCGTCGAGGCCGTGGCGGCCGAAGGGGCGGCGATGAGCGGGGAGCCGAAGCCTTTCTGGAAGTCGCGACGCTTCTGGGGAGCGCTGATTCTCGCGGTCGGGCGCGCCCTTACGGGCCAGGACGTGGAGCTGGGCCCCCTGATCGAAGCCGCCGGAGGCGGCGTGGCCCTGCTCGGCGCGGCTCGCGCGAATGGGCCCCTGGTCCTTCGCTAAGCGCGCCACCGGAGGGTAGGGGGTCGGCGCGTTCGACCCGGAAGTGGAAGGCTACGCGCGAAGGCCTGGAGGCGAGAGCCGTTTGGACGGGGCCGCGGCGGCCGAAGTGGATAGGCGCCGCTCTCCTAGGGTGAGGCTCACCCACGCTCGAATCGCGCGGGGACATGGTGAGTTTGCCGGTCGGTCTGCGCTTCCCGCTGATGACCGCCCCTACCCCGCCCCTCTTGACACGCGCTCGGCTCGGTGCTTCTCTGCGCGCCAGTGGAGACCATCGCCGACAACGGTCCGCGACCGAACGCGGTCCGCAACGCGGAACTCGAGAAGCTCCTGCGAGGGCGCATCGAGGTCGCGGAAGCGGCACGCGAGATCGCGGGCCAGGCGCGCAAGGTGCTCGCGGCGGTCCTAGGGGACCACGCGATCTACCTGGCCTCCAGCAACGGGCTGACGGACGCGCAGATGAGGGAGGTCGTGGGTTCCATGCGCGGTGCATGGCTCTTCGCGGCCGAACTCGATACGGCAATCGCGGCCTCGGAGAACAGCCGCCTGTGAACGAAAAAGACACGCAGGCGTCGGGCAACGACGCGACGCAGGACCCCTCGGGCGAGACCCAGACCCAGCAGGGGCACGCGAGCGCGGGCACGCCCGGATCGGCCGGACACGGCGGGCTCACCGTGGAGCAGCAGCTCGAAGCCATGCGGGCGGAGAACCTGCGACTCCAGGGAGAGCTTTCGGCACGCTACACGCCTCCCGCTCCCTACGACCCCGCCGCGGCTCGCGGTCTGGCGCCGGCACGAACCGGCGTCGACGAGTCGGAGCTGCGCGCGCTGGCCGAGGAGCTGGGCGTGAAGCCCGAGCGGATCGAAGGGCTCGTGAGCCTCGCTATCGCGCGCGCCGAGTCGCAGGTGCTCGGGCGCGTCGACCAGGCACTACGAGCGCAGCGCGTGGCCGATCGGGTCGCGCGCGAGTTCTTCGAGCGCTATCCGCGTCTGAGTGCCCATCAGGCGACGGTGGACCAGGTCGTCCGCGCCTACGCGAGCGACCCGGTGCGACTGCGCGGCAGGGGGATGTTCCAGGAGGACGTCCTCGCGGAGATCGCGCAGGAGAGCCACCGTGCCCTGAGCATCGAGTTCTACGATGCGCGCAAGGCCGCGGGTTCGGGCGCAGGAGCGACGGCTCCTGCGGGTGGTGCCGCAGTCATCGTTCCGGCCGGTGATGTGCGATCGGCCCAGGTCGCCACCGGACGGTCCGGTGGCGGTGGGGCTGCAACCCCGAAGCCGGAGCCCGAACCCGATCCCGTGAGCGAGTGGATCGGCGGCATCAAGGACCAGCGCGAGCGCGGCATCGCGGGCGCGCACGGTCGGCTCGCGGGGGTGCAGACCCGGTAAGCCTGGGCCTCTCACCGAGAGGCCAACATGGGTCAGGCTTGGGTTCCCTCGGCGGATGGCGGCTTCCTCGCCAACCCGAAGCTCTCCTCCAAGCTGCGCTACGCGGCGCAGGCGATGATGAAGTTCAACCAGTTCGTCCGCCCCGAGCCGGGTCTAGGCAAGGGCGTGGGCGACACGCTGGACTTCGACAAGATCAGCGACATCGTGAATCCGACCTCGATCACGGGCATCAGCGAGCTGAACGCCATGCCCGAGTCGAAGTTCATCATCACGCGCGGTCAGCTCGTGATGACCGAGTACGGCAACAGCATCCCGTGGACCGGCAAGCTCGAGACGCTCGCCGAGTTCAACCCGAACAACATCGCCCAGCAGGTTCTCCGCAACGACATGGCGAAGACCATCGACGCCATCGTCGCGAGGACCATGAAGCGGTGCGCGATCACGGCCACGCCGACCGCGGCCGGCGCGATCACCATCGCGGTCGAGACGACCCCGAGCACGGGCTGGTACGCTGGCGGGCTCACCGCAGAGCACATCTACGCGGTGCGCGACTACCTGAAGGCCGTGCTCAAGTGCGAGCCGTTCGACGGAGAGAACTACATCGCCGTCGGTTCGGTTCGTGCTCTCCGTTCGCTGCGCAAGGACACCGACTGGAAGGACGCCGCGAAGTTCGGCGACCCGGAGCGGCTGTTCTCGGGCGAGGTGGGGCGCTTCGACGGCATCCGCTTCATCGAGAGCAACAACGACGCGGCGCTCGACAACGGGCTCCAGAACGGCGGCAACGACGTGGGCGGCGAGATGCTGATCTTCGGGGCCGACCCGATCGTCAGCGGGACCGCGATCGCGCCGGAGATCCGGGCGAAGGTCCCGAGCGACTACGGTCGCTCGAAGGGCGTCGCCTGGTACGCGCTCATGGGTCACCAGGTGCCGTGGCGCGCGAACCTCGACAGCGGCGCAGCGCGCTGCGTCTGGATCACCGCGTCGGACACGAACGTCCCGGCGATCTAAGGCCCGGGCCCAAGAAGGGGATCCAAGATGTACGACCGCACCATGCTCACCGTGCTGCCGGCGGCGAACGTGACGCTCGCGACCGGGGTCCCGGCCGCGTTCACGCTCACGCAGGCGGCGGGGACCGAGGGCAACTCCCCCTACACCGCGGGGGCTGCCGGGATCGTCGACTCGATCCTGCTCCAGATCGCGACGGCGACCGTCTGGCCCACGACCGCGCTCGTGCTCGCGGTCCACGTCAACGACGTCGAGGTCGGCGTCGTGACCATCCCGACCGGCCTGGCGCAGGGCGTGAACCGGCGCTTCCGTCTCCTAGACGTGGCCGGCGCGAGCCGGGCCTTCAAGGCGGGCGACGTGCTCAAGGTCGAGATCAAGACGCAGCCCGCCGGTGCGGGGCTGGCGGGCTCCGCGATCCCGTACCTCGGCATCCGCTCCGAGTAGGGGGGGGCGGGTCGATGT